ATTGAAACAAACAAAGCATTAGTTGAGCAAACAATTGCATACGTCAAACAAGGCGGTGTTTTAAATGATGAACAAAATAAACTATTAACTGGACAATTAGAAGCTATACAAAATGCAGTTGCTCAACAAAACGTAATTACTTTAACGGCTGAGAAAGAAAAGAATGATAAGCTACTAGCACAACAAAAAGAATACAATGCTAAAAAGAAAGCCGAAGATGATATATTAAAAGCCGAAGCAGACGCAGCATGGGCAGCATGGCTTCAATCTCAAGCAGACGAAAAAGCCGCAGCTGAAACGGCTAAGATGCAAGAAGAACAGGCTCAACTAGATTTAGAGGCTAAACAAGCGGAGCAGGATAGATTAATGTATGAAGGTATCGCATTAAGAAACCAAGAATCTTTAGACCGACTAAGTAAACAAAAAGAAGAAGCCGCTAAAAAAGATGCTGAGAATGAAGCGATGTGGAGAAACAACTCTTTAAACGCTGCCCAATCTTTAAATAGCTCTTTGCAATCTTTATCAGATAGCTATTTCTTTTTCAAAACTAAGAACTTGCAAAAAGGTAGCGCAGAGGAATTAAAACAGGCAAAGAAACAATTTGATATTAATAAAGGGCTATCAATTGCATCTGCTACTATTAGTGGTATTCAAGGGGTTGTTAATGCTTTGTCAGCTCAATCTGTTATTCCTGAGCCGTTTGGGTCAATTTTAAAAGGTGTTACGGCGGTTGCCGTTGGAGCTAGTGCTGCTGCTAACATAGCTAAGATAGCGTCAAGTAAATTCGATGCTGGTGGTGGCGGTGGTGGTGCTGCCGTTGCCTCAGTTCCCGTTCCTGCACCTCCAACGATTAATATACCAACGGCTAATACCAATAGTTCTACTTTATTCGATGAAAGTGGGAAAAAAATAGGAGGTGAAAAAGAAACAAAAGAAATGCCAGTTGTTCAAGTTAGATCAACTGTTAGCGTTACTGAAATTAATGAAAAACAAAATGATGTTCGAGTATTAGAATCTCAATCAACTTTTAAATAAAATAATATGGAAAAGAAAATACCAATTTACTACGCTACAATTAATGAAGATTTAGCAGGTTTAGAATTAAAACAACAAGGTATTCAAAACATCGCATTAGTCGATAGCCCTGCAATGTTAACAGAGTGGTTAATGTTTGATCAACATAAGCCAGTTGAGTTTAAAATGGCGTTACAAGAAGAGCAGAGAATTATAACAGCGCCCGTAATTATAGCGGACTTGCCTATTTATCGTAAGGTAAATGAAGACGGAATAGAAAAAGAATTTTATGTAGTCTATAAAAAAGAAACCAATATGCAGATACTTCAAAAGTACATGATTGACGGCAACCAAAGAAAGGTTAAGTTGACTCATGACACTCAAGACTTATCTAAAGGGGTTTTTGTTTTTGAGATTTTTATTAGCGACGAATCTCGTGGAATACTAGCTCCTAAAGGCTTTGAGCATTTAAGTGACGGTACAATTTATTGCAGCATGAAAATAAACAATGAAGCCATTTGGAAAGAAGCAAAAGCAGGAAAAGTAAATGGTATTTCTTTGGAGGGATTCTTTGATTTAGAAAAAGAAATTGATTTAGACGAAAAACAAATAGAAGCTATTATTTACGATAGCATAAAAAAACATTTGTAAAAAGCAAAAAAAATTGTATATAAAAATAAACTAATATTTAAAAAAATGGAATTAAGCGAAAAAGCAAAAAATGCAGTAGCTTCTTACTTAGCAAAATTTGGTATTGATTTACCAGCTAAGAAAGTAGAACCTGCTGTTGCAAAATTAGAAGACGTTAAATTAATTGATGGTACTATGCTTTCAGTTGACGCAATGGAAGTAGGTGCTGCTGCAACCTTTACTGGAGCTGACGGTGTTGCTGTTCCTGCTGACGGGGAATATGAATTAGAGGATGGCACTAAAGTGGTTTGCGCCGCTGGTGTTATTTCTGAAATCAAACCTAAAGAGGGGGAAAAACAACCTGAGCCAGTAGAACCTGCTGAATCAGAAATGAAAGCTATTCTTTCAAAACTATCAGAGCGTTTAGATGCTATTGAAAAAAATAGCGCAGCATCAAAAACAACTTTAGAAGCTGAGTTGGGTGAAACTAAAAAAGGCTTAGCAGTTGCTTTAAGTGCAATTAAAGAGTTTAACGATAGCTCTGTAGCTTTAAGTTTGGAATCACAAAAAGCAACTAAGAAAGTAGTTAAGCCTTATGATCAAATGAGTAACCACGAAAAAATGTTATTTAATAAAGGAAAATTGTAAAAATGGCAAAAGAAAAATTAGAGGTAGTAGTTAATCCATTTGAAGATGGAGTTAATTACAAAGAATTTTTAGAAGCATTAGGCTCTAATAAAATTGAAGACTATTTAAAGGATGTTTGTTCAAAAGAACAAATTGAATGGTTAATTGAAGATTTAAAATTATATAAAAACAACAAATAAAAAAAAAGAATATGCCAATAAATTTCACAGGCTCAACACGTAACCACTCGGAATTAGAGCAAATCACAGAAGAATTATACCAAGACTCAAAAACTCTAAGAGAAAGAGTAATTGCAATTGAAGAAGGTCACAAATCAGGGACGGATGTTTACGAAAGTAAAGTTGATGTAACTATGACTGCCTTAAATACTGGTGAGGTAACAGCAACTGGAAACATTGCATTGGGTGTTAATAGAACTCCAGTATCTTTAGTTGCTTTCAACTACGAAGACCGAATCAACGACAATGCTTTAAAAGGCACTAAGTTTGAAAAATCAATGAAAGCAGGTGCTTATGAAGTAGTATCAGACGAATTTGATAAAAAAGTATTAATTCAAATTCAGCCAGCAATTGGTGCAGATATTGAATCTAAACTTTGGAATGGGGCTACTACAGCAACTAAAACAGCTATCGCAGGGTTAACTCCAGGCGCAGGTCAAGGTTCTATTACAGCAGCAGCTCAAACGGCAGTAGCAGCAATGCCTACAACGTTATTTGATTCATTAGTAACACGTATATTATATAACGATTCTCAATCTAAAACAGTACCAGGCGCAGGATTAGGTAACTATATTAAGGTAACTGGAACAACTGTAACTAGTGCTAATATAGCTTCTGAATACGGTAAATTGTATGCAGGAGCAGATCAAAAAGTTGTTAATAGTACTGGTGAATTACCAATGATTTTCGCACCATTAGGTGATAGACAATTAATTAAAATTGCTAACAATGCAGTTGGTGCGGCTCAACAAGTTAACTTCTTAGTTGAAGGCGCAGGAGCAAATGAGAAAATTTACTACAACGGTGTTCAAATTTCTTTCCACCCAATTGGAGCAACTTTTAGAGTTTTAACTTTACCTAGTTATTTGAAAGTGTTATCAGATTCAACTTCTGATTTAAACTCTTTACAAATTGATCAAGTTGCTAATGGAGCAATGCAACGCTACATTAAGAATACTCAAGCTATGGCAACATGGGTAACTAACCAACGTTATATTACTTTATACGGAGGATAAAAAAAATGAGGGGGTTTTAATTAATCCCCTCTTTATTATTAATATTAAAATTATAAAAATATGCCTACTTGTCCACTTACACAAAATTATGTAGTTAAAGACTGCTTAGATGTAGCAGGTGTCGCTTCATGGTATATCACGCCATTTAGTAACATTACAGGAACAACGTTAACAGCGAACGTCGTAACTACTATCACAAAAACAGTTGCATTTAAAACGATAGCTCAAGAAATCGAGCAAGGTAACTGGACTTACACAGGAGCTGGAGCTTCTGTAAATGGTTCTTATGCTTACGACTTTCAGGCTACAATTAAAATGCTTGGTTTAAATACGTTGGATCAAGAAGAGTTGACACTTATCTTAAAAAACAAATGTGTTTTAATTGCTGTAATGCAAAATGGAGATGCTTGGATGTTAGGTAGAGAGTTTGGCTCTTCGGGAATTGATACCTCATTTAATTCGGGAACAGCATTAGGTGACGCTATTGGTACTGACTTAGTTATTAAAGGTCGTGCTAAAAGCGCAGCGAAAAAAGTTGACCCAACTATATTAGCAGGATTGTTAAGTTAATCGTTTAAATTAATTACATTAAAAATGCTATTCATTAATTTGAGTAGCATTTTTATTTTGTAAAAAAATAAATTATTTGTATATATAATTAGTGATAGTTGTAAATAAAAATAGTACGAATAACGTAATGTTAACGCTTTCCGAAAAGACTACTTTAACAAATGTAGTTTATTTGTTTGAGGTTATAAATGACCAAAGCGGTGAAGTGAAAAATTTTATTGCTAATGATATTAGCCCTAATTCAGTTAGATTTAATGAGTTTAATTTAATTGAAAATACAACTGAAAATTTACTTAACGGTACTTTTGAATTGCCGTTAACAGGATTTTACACTTATAATATTTATGAACAAACAAGTACCACAAATTTAGACCCGTTACTTGCAACTAATAAAGTTGAAACAGGCAAATTAGAAGTGCCTGACAATGCAACCGAGTTAACACAATATAACGGAAACCAAACGCAAACGATAGTATTTAATGGATAATAAAATGAAAATATCAAATGTTCAGATAGGCTTAAAGAATATGCCTAAATTGACATTTACTGTTGGTAACGATGGGTATATTAAGTATGGTAAAAACAATTTATATCCACAAGAATTAATCAGACTATATGATGAACACCCTGAGCATAGAGCTATCTTAAATCGTAAAGCTAGATACATTTGGGGAAAAGGATTAAAAGCAAAAAACAAAGTTGATGAAATTAAAGTAAATGCTTTTATAGATAATTTCAATAAAAAAGAAACTTTAAATCAAGTAGGAAAAAAAATAAGTTTAAATACTGAAATTTTTAACGGTCAATTTATTGAGGTTATAACTAATTTGCAAGGTCAAGCAATTGAAATGTATTTTTTAAATTCAGCAAATTGCAGACTTTCAGAGGACGGTGAAGTATTGTATTTTTCAAAAGATTGGACAAAAAATAAGTATCAAAATGAAATAAAAGAAATTTTAAAATGGAACGATAAAGAAAAACAAATCGGCTCTTTCTTTATAGATTTCAGATACTACTCGGCAACTGCTAGTAAAATTAATTCGGTTTATCCAATTGCACAGTACCAAAGCGTTACAGAGGATATAAATACAGATATTACAATTAGTAAAGCTAATAGTAACATGGTAAACAATGGTTTATCAATGGGTAAAATTATTAACTTTTTCAATGGTTCTCCTGACGATAAAACAGTCGCTACAATTGATAAAGGAATAAAAAGTACATACACAGGTGAAGAAGGAGAGCCTGTAATGATAGTGCATTCAGAAAGAGATGACAAAGCCCCTGAGGTAGTTGATGTAACGCCTACAGATATGGCAGAGCGTTTTTTATACACTTCTAAAAGAGCTTTAAAGAAAGTA